CCGAATCGAAACTCAAACTCTTTTGCAAGTTCACGGAATAGATTATAGTGCCAATGATAATTACCTGCTGATGCCATTGTCCACACAGTACATGGGTGAGCGGCATGAACTGCTTTGTATACTATATTATCATGCTCTGGTAAACGATAATGTTTGACCATACGCTTACCTGATTTAGATGGAGCAATATACTCTTCACCATCCAAGATACGATGAGCGGTTGATAGCATCTGAGCAGATTCAACAATCATCTTTGGCACATGTTTATCGCAATGCATACGAGCAGCAACCCCTGGGGATTCATCAAGTACGAAAATATTCATCTATTAACCTCATTATAAAATTTAGTCCCACTATAAACTTCAACATCACCATCTGGTAATTCAATCAATCGAATAATATTATCTTCTTCTAATACTGTAAGCGTCGAATCGATAACTTTATAATAAGCGTATTTGTAACCTGCATAAAAGCTAAGACCAACAATAGATATCAATAAAGAACCAATCATAAGATCATTATACATCTTATTACTCCAAAAGTAAAGTGTTTAATTCATCAAAATCCAACATAGTTACATTATCCGCTTCTGGTGTGTATACACCACCTTTAATTACATTTTTAGGATAACAAAAAAGAAACTTTACATCTGGATTCTGTTCAATCATCCAGCCAAGATAATTCATTCGATTGCGAGTGTCGTTTAAGTTTGCTCTTGTATCTAAACCATAACACTCTGTGCCATGGAATACGTTTGATATAGCAATCTTTTCATTCACAACTAAGAAATCAAACCCAAAAATGTAGATGGATGTATAACCTTTTTTGATTGCTTCATTGATAGCATTCATGCCAGCGTTTGAACGTGGTCGCGCTGGGTTCCAATCTTTCTTATCAGATTTACCCCAGTGTAGCTCTACAGGCTCCCACTTCTCATCTTCTGGAGGATTTAAGAATCGATCCTTTGGGAATTTTGACCCTTCAATCTCTTTAATGATAGCTTCATCAATAGCAACCAAGTAGTCAGGTAAGATATAATCTTCATAGTCTCTATAGAGAGCATTACAACCAAAAACTGTACCTTTACCTTTGAGGCTTTCAAGTTTAAATTTTTCTCTCGAACTTCCGTTCCCTATCACGTATGCCGTCTTCAGTACGTTCTTCATTATGAATCATCTCTTTTCGTTTATCTTTACGCTGAGTGAATTTTGTTTTTTGAGAAACATTAGTGGAATGATCATCATCCCATTCGTCTTTTGTTCTACGATATGTCTTACCCATTTGCCTTTTCTTTTTCCACCCAAGTTGAAGCCAAAGCTGGCCAAGCTTCTTCAAACAGTTTACGAGTGATACCTTTATATGGCATCTTCTTATCTTTAATCGAAATGACAAATTTAGCATCATCTGGATCAAGAGACTCTAAGAAGTTCACAAACTGCACTTCTCTTATATGTGGATTCATAGTAGGATATGGACCACTCTCAATAAACACACCAAACTTACGCATATTAGCATAGAGAGTCATTTCAAATCCCTGTGCTTTTGTTGCTGGTCTGTATGGTGGTGTGCCTTCTGGCAATAGAAACTTTAAGTTTGGATTGAAGCAAAGATCAACAAGATTCTCTAAGACAATGTTATGCTCACTGCGCAACATATCAATCTTATCTTTCCTGCTTGATAGCTTCGATACTTTGGTAAGCAATTCTGAAATGCTATATTTGTACATTTAGATTTTCTCTCTAATATTATTTTCTATTTCTTCTACCCTGCGCTCAAGAACGCTGACAGCAGTGCGGAGATTACCCGTATCTTGATCGGTATATCTATCTTTAATAATACCAATTTCACGTTCAAGTATACGCATGTGTATCAAATCATCATAGTCTCGTGTGTAGTTCATTGCATTAATATCCTTCACAGTTAAAAGTCATGGATGACATTCATCATATTCTTCATTTTATTCTTAACAAAATAGTTAAAAATTTTACTTCTTTCGTTTAATTTATAATTGTCATAGATTTCATTTGTCTGTTCAATTATATTTTCAGGAATAAAATCAAGATCAACTAACTGTTGATTGCGACGATAGTTACGTAGCATACGCTCATCACAGAATTCTTCTGGATCTTTACCATTCCAAGCATCAACCTTTTTAGTAGCAAGAGGTGTCTGACGTTTGCCTGTAACGAACACATCATCGGCTGATAAGAAGTTAGGAACACCATCACCTCTGTCGCCTCTGAGAATATGCTCATGCACGTAACGAGCAGGATTACTGCATGTTACATACTTCTTACCCATAGGGCTATACTGCTCTACATTAGCGTACTTTTGTAGCTGCGCGAAGTCTTTATCTGAAGATAAGATTAAAATAGGCTCGGCTGAACCATTCATAATACCAAGATGACCAAAACGATGACAGAGTGTACCGATAACATCATCAGCTTCTGCATGTGGTACTTGAATTACTTTGTAGGGGAATTCCGAACGAATATCATCACGAATACCATTGAGTATTGTGAAGATCATATTCCAGTCAAGAGCAGACTCATCACGATCTTTTTTACGATGAATTTTGTAATAGGGATAAAGTTCTCTACGCCAGTAATCTTTGTCATCACAACAAATAACTAACTCGCCATATTTCTTACCGAACTTTGCACGATACATCCTAAGAGAATTAAGTACCATATGACGAATAAGGTCTTCTTCAGGTTGTATATTCTTTTTACCTCCAATCTGCATCATCAGATTAGAGATCATCACTTGATTTAAGTCAACTAATATCATAATTTTTCACTCAGTTAATTTCAATTTATAGTACTATTATATATCATTTTTAATAATAAGTCAATCTAAATCTGGCAATTCATCATCAGTTTCTATGATTTCTATCATTTCATCGATATGTTTTGCTAATGGATGATCCATACTCATACTTTTATACAAACAATACCTCAGAGTTTCTACGGTATATGTAAAGTATGTAATGAAGTTTTCGTCCATTATCTCAAAGCCATGACCACCTAGTTTGTTATATAATGAATGTGAATAGTGATCACATATGTGGTCGATGTATTCTTTCTTGTTTTTGTCGAAATAAGCACCAAGCTCCTCCTCAGAACGAGGAGGAGCTGAACCTATATCATCATTCAGCGTTGGAAATTTTATTACATTGTTTGCTGTCATTTTACCACACGAAGTAATATCGTCTCTCCATTGATTCTTCCATTAGGCTTTGATGGCTTACTACTTATTTCATCTATCAACTTACGAAGAATCAATTTACCACCATCTAACAATCGAGGTAAAACTTGCTCAGGTTTTCTTAGTTTTTTACACACAGACAAATCCTCGTCATAACCTTTTATACTGGTACCTTTAATTGAAAGACCAGTTGGTCCAAGAGCATCATACCTTTGGAGTGTACGATATTTAGTGTTAAAAACCCATAGCTGTTTGCAACCAACAATCAGAGCAGGGTTAATACTTACTAACTTGAACTCTTTGTTTTCTTTTGCGTATTTTATACGAGCAACTTGTTTCTCAACAGACGCTGGTTTTTTTATTCGAGTCTTACGAACTGTTTTCTGGTTCGAACTCCACGTATCACAATCATTGATGATGCTGCTTAGAAACTCAACAAACTTTTTAACTTGAGCAGGTTTCATATAAGAATAACCTTCAACGAGTTGCTCATCGGATGAAGGATGTACCAATTTCGACGTTTCAATTTGAGCTAACTCATCGCGCCATGGCACATAATACTCACCAATAGCATTCGCTTGTTGAGATTTTACATTGTTTGCCATAAGCCATTTGTACATATCAAAATCAGACTTATAGCCACCTTCAGAAAACAAATCAACTTGCTCTTCAATATCACCAATATAATCACTAATCTGATCACGAATACGGTCTTGAATAGAAACGACTGGTTTTTTAATTGTTTCTATCGGAGTCTCTTCAATAGCAGTCTTACCGACTTCTTCAAGTTCATTCCACTTACCTTCTAACCAATCAATTGTTTCTTGATCAAAAGAACCACCACGATTCATAACATAACAGTATTTACCTACTGTCATAAAATTATATGGTTGAATCGAAGAATACTTAAACTTCCGCATTTGTTCTTTACGAAGTTTCTTGCTGTATTTAATAGCTTCGTCTTTATAATCTTTGATTGAAGTATTAGCACCCATCCAAACGAAACTCCAATGTTTAGACATTGAATAGTTTTCAAATTCTGGATTGATTTCCAACCAAACAGGTGCATTTGGATCAACTCGGCGAGTAACTTTTTTCTTTTTACGACTAGTAGATAAGTTCATTTTACTGCTCCGTTCTTGATACATTTACGCCAAAACTCACGAGCTTCTTCAACCAGCATATCAGCTTGGATACCAAGATACTCACCATCGTGAATCTGCTCAACGAAAACCAAAGTCCCGTCTGACCATGGTCTAAAATTGGTTACTGTACCTGTTTCGATATTTTTTAGTGTAAACATTATCTATTCCTTGTTTAATCATTCATTATACTAATAATACTACATATAATTAAATAAGTCAACAAGTTTCTTTGTTTTAATAAAAAAAAGATTTGTTTAATATCAAT